CAGCTGCCGGTCCGAGCACGGCGGCCGAGGCGGCGAGCCCTCCCCCGACCCGACAGGGCGGCACGGGAACCGTCGGCAACGGCAACAAGCCTTTCCGCCTCGGCGGCGGCTAAGTTCCATCCCTCGACCCAGAACCGAGCTAGGCGAGCATGGGACAGATCAGCATCAGCGGCGCCCTCGAAGGTGGCCCCCCCGCGGGAGCCGAGACCTTCCCGGCATCGAAGTTCCTGACCCCCCTGTCGCTGCGGGAAAGCGCCAAGCAGTTCGGGGTCGCGACCGGGGTGTTGACCCGCAACCTGCAGGTGGCGGCCCCGGCATTCGCGACCCTGGACGGCGTGGGCCCTGCCGCGACCGTGACGCAGGGAGACTTCCTGTACTTCAAGTGTGATGGTCAGCTCGTGCTGCGCCTCACGACCGACGACGGCGGTGGCGGCCAAGATGTCCAGACCGTCCCCGTCCACGGGCTCGCCGTGCTGGAGTTCCCGACGACCCGTCCCCTTGAACTGCTGGAAGCGCAGGGAACGGGGAAGATCGAGTACCTAGTCAGCGGTCCGATCTGACGCTACCAAGACCCACCCGTCGGCAGTTCCCCGGCGGACTGGAGACGACCCTACGAATAGGAGAAGAGAACGATGTCCGCACCGAAAGATGGCACCACCCGAGCGGCCGCCGACCGCGCAAACCCCGACACCCTCGCCGACTTCGCGCGCCTCATCGCGCTGGGAAGCCTGCTGCAAGGACAGGTGAACCAAGTCCGCCGCAAGGTCGACATGGACGCTGCGGGGACGAATCCCAACAACCTCGCCACGCTCGACGCGCTCGACCTCCCGGCATCGGGTAAGGCGTGCAGCATCGTCCGCGCCACCGTGCGGGCCGGCGGCGTCACCGGCGAGCTGACCCCCGTTGCCTACGGCACGACCCCCGCGACGACGCAGATCGCGGTCGGGCCGAACGGCGACATCGTGACTCTCGCGGCCGACGCGATCACGGACATGGACGTCGTCTATGTTCCCGAGCGCGGCGACGTCATCGAGACCGTGTTCCCCGTCACCTCCGACGCGATCGACCTCGCCGTCATCGCCCCGGCGATTCCCGCCCGCGGCATCGTGCTGCTCGCGGATGTCGAGGCGCTGGAAGGCACCGCCACGGGCCGCAAGATCGTCCTCGCCCCGGGCGCAGGCGCTCCGGCCGCGGGCCAGGCCCGACTCGATGTGGCGAAGGACACCATCACCTTCGCGGCGGCTGACGCCGTGACGCGAGCACGCGTCGTGCTCGTGGTGACTGCCGCAGAGCAGCTGACCGACGTGCTGGAGTCCAACTCCCAGCTCATCTAGCCGGCGCCTGAACTGAGGGCGCTACAGGAGGAAGCGCAACAGTGTACATTCACAGGAAGTTCCCTCTTAGGGAGCCCGACAAGGGCACGGGCGACGGTTCGGGAGCGGCGGGGACGCCCGCCGCTTCGAGCTCCGGCGAAGGACAGGGGCAGGCGGGCGAGGCGGGAGCCGAACCTCCACGGCAGCAGCCGCAATGGAGGGGGACGGCGGACGGCGCCCCGATCGCCTCGAATGAGCCACCGGGCGGGAGCCAGTCGGCTTCGACCGGCGGCGAAGCAGATCGATCTGCTTCCGGCGGTCAGCAAGGCGAGGGGCAGCAGCCGCAGGTGATGGGCCGAGGTGGCCCGATGAGCGAGGAGGCAATCGCCGACCGAGTCGCCCGCGACCGCAAGAAGTGGCTCCGCGAGACGTTCGGGACCGAGGACGAAGCCGAGGCCAAGAAGCGCATGCAGCAGCTGGAGGCCGAGGCCGAGCAGCGGCGCAAGGACCAGGCCGACCTGGACCGGTACCGGCAGGCCGAGGAGAAGCGCAAGCGGGAGCAGATGAGCCGCGAGGAGCGGCTGCAGGCCGACCTCCAGAAGGAGCGCGAGAAGCGCGCGCAGCTGGAGACCCAGCTCCGCGAGAAGGAGGAGAACGAGGTCGTCAGCCAGCAGGACCAGGTCATCCGCGACGAGGCGGTCCGACACGTCGACGATCGATATGTCAAGTATGCCCGCCGCGACCTGGCCGAGCACTTCCGGCAGCTCCCCGAGAAGGATCAGAAGTCGTTCGGGCCGACCCAGCTCAAGAAGTTCATGCGCGAGTGGGCGAAGGACAACCCGGCCATGGCGCGACAGGCCGACGCCGGCAAGGGAAACGGCCAGGCGCAGCAGGGCGAGGGGCAGCCGGCACAGCCGGCGAAGCCGAAGCCGCAGCCTCGGCGGGCGCCGATGGCAACGAGCCGGGCCAACCCTTCGAGGGGCGCCCCTCCCGAAGCAGGCAAGGGTGGACCGGACATCGTGGCGGGCAAGACGGTGAAGCCGGGGCTGCCCAACTCGATGAGCAAGGCCGAGCTGAACCAGCACTATCGCGAGCAGTTCGGGCGCTCGAAGCCCTGGTAGGCGGGTCTCCCGCCCGAAAACGGCCATTCCTGGCGCCAGGACGCGCCAGGAATGGCTTTCTCGTGGGGGCAAGGGGGGTAAGCCACGGGTACCTGAAGGCGCGCCAGGGCGCATCCTGGCGCGATTGTGAGCACGCCGGACTTGTCGGGGACTCAGCCGTCATGTACCTTTTCGGATACAGGAGACGGCTGAGCACTCCGCGCCCACTCGCGGTCTAAATCAGGTGGCCCCCGCTCATCGCGCCCGATCCGGTTCAACGGCAACCCTCCGAAGGAGAAACCCCCCACATGTCCAACCTGATCGTTGGCGTGCCCCCCGCAGTCGTGAACCTGGTTCAGCAAGGGCTGCTGGAGCGCGCTTTCCACGACGGGCTGTTCCCCGCGTTGCAGTACAGAGCTGAGGCGCAGGAAGAGGAATGGCCAGCCAACACGGGCACCGAAATCTTCATGACTCGCCCGGGGCTCCTGACCCCGCGCACGAAGCCGCTCACGCCTGGCCAGGACCCGACGCCGCAGACGGTGAACTACGAGCAGTGGGTCGCTCGGCTCGCCCGCTACGGCGACACGATCGACACCCATGTGCCGACCAGCGTCGTGTCGAACGCGGACCAGTTCCTGCGGAACATCCACCAGCTCGGGCTCCAGGCGGGCCAGTCGCTGAACCGGATCCCCCGCAACGAGCTGTTCAAGTCCTACCTGTCGGGGCAGACGGTCCTGATCGCGGCGACCGCCGCGGCTGACACGAGCATCCGCGTCGCATCCCTGAACGGGTTCGTCGATGTGATCGTGCCGGGGACGAACGTCCGACCCCAGCCGGTCAGCTCGAGCACGCCCCTGACGATCACCCTCGACCCGGCGGGCACTCCCGTGACCTTGTCGGTCGTGGGCTACGACCCGGACGATCCCGAGGATCCTGCCGGTCCCGGCACGCTCCACATCGACGGCACGGTCGGCGCGATCGTCGCGGTCCGATCTCCCGTCATCTCGGCGAACCGCCCCACCGTGATCCGAGCGGGCGGCGGCGAGTCGGTGGACGCGATCGGCGCGGCCGACGTCTTCCAGCTGCAGGACGCGATCAATGCGGTCAACCGGCTGCGGAAGAACAACGTCATGCCGCACGAGGACGGATTCTATCACGCCCACATCTCGACCGACGGCAACGGCCAGGTCTTCACCGACCCCGCCTTCCAGCGGCTGAACACGGCGCTCCCCGATCATGTCTACTACCAAGAAGCGTTCATCGGGACGATCGCCGGCATCGCGTTCTTCCTGAACACGGAGAGCCCGGACCCGGTCAACTCGGGAGCCCGCACGGCGACCGGCACGAACGCCTTCTACTCGGAGGACATCGGGGCCGAGACGACCAACGAGACGGGCGTCGACATCGGGCGCATCATCGTGACCGGCCGCGGCGCGATGTACGAGCGGTGGCTGGACGAGTCGGCCTACGTCACCGAGGCCGGCGTCACCGGGAAGACCGGGGAGTTCACGGTCATCAACCAGGGCATGGAGGTGCTCACCGAGCGCATCCGCCTGATCCTCCGGGCGCCGATCAATCGCCTACAGGACATCGTCGCGGCGACCTGGTCCATCACGACCTCGTTCCCGATCCCGAGCGACATCACGGCCGGCGGACCCCAGCGGTTCAAGCGGGCCATCGTCATCGAGCACGCCCAGGACTAGCGCCCTGATGGGCGCGGCCATCCCGTAGGCGGCGGACCCCGTGGCCCGCCGCCTCTCGGGGTGTTAGTCTGGACTCAGCAACCGGACGTCAGCACGGCGTCCACAGGAGGAGCCCGATGGCAAGAACCGCGAAGGAAAGGCCGCAAGGCAAGGAAGACGAGCAGGTCCAGGTACTCTCCAGGGCCGAGCCCGAGCACATCACCCCGAAGGCCAACGACCCCGACGTCGTGGCGGACGCGACGCGCAGGGAACCGAAGCGCACGGCCGAGCAGCGAGCAGCCGCTCAGCAGTCCAAGCCGAAGCCGATCGAGTATTACCGCGTCGTTCGCGGCGGACGGATCTCGGCGGCAGGCGGACGGACCCTGATGCGCGAAGGCAAGGTCATCGACACCCTGAACTACAATCCGGAGAAGCTGCGACAGCAGGGCATCCTGCTCGAGCGGCTCGAAGGCGACCTCCGATAGCAGGAGGAGGGAAGGTCTCAGGCGGTGCCCCTCACCGAGCACGAGAAGGTCAAGGTCCGACACCACGCGGGTTACCTGAACGTGGCGGAGGCCGCGACCTTCGTGCTCGGTACGCCGGCCTCGGTGGAGACGCAGTTCATCATCGAGGGCGCGATGAACCGGGTGCTGGAGGTCGCGCTTCCGGAGGTGCGCCGCCACCTTCAGATCCTCGACAGCCTGGAGGAGCAGATGGTCTTCGACCACGAGCTGCTGGCTGTCGAGAGCCTGGGGGAGATCACGGTCAACAACCGTGAGCAGTACCAGCTCACGCAGAGGTACGACTACTGGGTCAACAGCCTGTGCAACCTTCTCGGTGCCTACCGGAACCCGTTCGACAAGAGGTGGGGATCGGGGGGCCCGAGCGTGAACGCCAGAGTCCAGTGATAGGAGGAACCGATTCATGCAGAACATCAGACTTTGCCTCGTTGCGCTGGCCATCGCCGTCCTTGCCGGGTGCAACCCGACTGCCAGACGTACCGTCGTCCGTAGCGTGAACGACGCGGCGCGGGCCGCATGCGAGGCGGCCTTCGGAGAGCATCCCGAGGATCTCCCGCAGGGAGTGACGATCGAGGACATCTGCAAGGCGCACGAGGACGTGTACCCGTTCGTCAAGGCGATCGTCGGCGCCAAGCAGGAAGTGCTCGACGGGATGGCGTCGGCGCCTCCCGAGCCCGAGCCCGCCGCATGCGAGCCGTGCGAAGAGTGCGAGGAGTGCAGCTGCCCCGAGCAGGAGCCCGAGCCGGCTCCGGAAGCGGAGCAGCCCGAGCCGGAAGACGGGGGATAAGTGCCCAGGCCGCGGCCTCTGACCGGGCCCGAGGCGGCGAAAGGCACGCTTGCCCATCGCCTCACGCGCACGGCCGACAGGCTGCGGCAGTTCTACACCCGCTTCGGCCTCCGATCGAAGCGGGTGTTTCTCGTCTGGACCCGGTGGACAGGAGAGGAACGGGGAGAAGGGCGCGAAGAGGTGCTCGCCAAGATCGAGCTCCTGCCGACGCCCCGCGTGTCCGACAGGACCGCGGTGCAGCGCCGACCCTACACCCAGGGCGTCACCTATGACGGGACGATCCGGGTGGACCAGATCAGCGCCGGCGCCTACACGCGGGACCAGCTGACGGGCATCGTCATCCCGGGTCGCTCGCCCGAGCTACAGGCGCCCCGCGCGACGATCGGACGGGCCGTCGACGGGACCCGATCCGAGCCGAAGGACGACCGCAAGGTCGACTTCTACTACCTGCTGCAGGACGACGGACGAGGCGACAACCCGGGATCGGTGCAGCGCTATCGACTGATGGGGGGCCCGAGTCGCAAGGAGGGCAGCCTGTACTTCGCCGTCAACCTGGAGAAGGCCGAGGAGGAGCCCTCCCGGTTCGGGCGTAGCTACGCCACGGAGGACGACGTCTGATGGCGGACGTGACGATCGACCTCTCGGAAGCGCCCGCCTACTTCCAGGCGATGAAGGGCAAGCTCCAGAAGGCGGCGAAGCGAGGGCTGGTGTCCGCCGCCTATCGTGGCCTGATGGAAATCACGACGCGCATCGTCCCCTCGCGCTCGCCCGTGCCGGTTGACCGTGGGCTGTTCCGGGCGGGATGGAAGGTGGACCCCCACGAGCCGGCGGACGGGGCGACCCTTTACAATGATGAGCCCCACGCCGTGTTCATCGAGTTCGGGGTCCGCGGCGAGAACGTCAAGATCGGGACCGCGATGCTCCAGGCGCTAGCCGAGTGGGCGATGCGGAAGGGGCTCGCCGACGACGAAGACGATGCCGTCGAGGTCGCGTGGGCGGTCGCCAAGGCGGCTCAGTCGCGGGGCTTCTTCAACCAGCGAAGCGGCGGCGGAATGCAGATCCTGAAGCAGCTGGTCGACGAGGACCTCCCCCGAATCATCGACGAGGAAGTGGGCCGCGAAGTCCGGAAGGAGATCGGCTGATGGCGGTCGACCCGAGGAGCCTGCTGGTCGGCGTCGCGGCGGGGACGGTGTGGCCGCCGCGGCCTCCCCCCGTGCTGCCCGACAAGGACGCGAGGGACCTCGCCCTGGAGCGGCTCGCGCTGTACATGTCGTGTCTGACATTCCGACGCACGATGGAGAAGAACGCGCCGCCCCAGAAGTTCCGGATCCCCCGCGAGCGGGTCCACGTCTACCAGCCCGACGATGTCCACAGGCTGGAGTTCCCGGCGATCGGTATCGTCCACGGCCAGGGCTTCCACGAATACTACGGCCTTGGTCCGCCGGAGTTCGTCCCTGGCAGCGAGGGGAAGGCGGGCCCCGGCACCGGGCTCCTCCGGCTGTCGGACTATGTCGAGCGGGTGACGATCGAGGTGATGGCGCACAAGCACTCGTTCAGGCGAGCGATCGTCGCCGGGCTGACCGCCGCGCTGCGCGGCAGCATGACCAGCTCGCGCATCCAGCTGCACGTCCCCGGATACTACGGGATCCCGGCGTCCTTCTCGCTGGAGGAGACGATGTACCTGGACGAGCCCGACAATGTTCGGAATCGTCGACGGGCCCACCTGTTCGTCGAGATGAGGATCAACGAGGTTCAGCCGGTCACGGCCGTCCCGATGCAGCCGCCCATCGTGGACTTCGGGGGCGGTCCGAACGACGACAACATCTTCGACGGCAACTACTACCTGGACCTCAATGGCACAGTCTTCGGGGTGCGACGGCCCTGCCCCGACGAGGACTCGTAACGGGGGCCGGCAAGTGTTAACCTTCAGCAGAGCGACGACGAGGAGCGACGACACATGGCAGGTTTCATTCGCAGGTTCCGATTCGACCCCGGACTAGAGGAACTGACCGCGATCGAGGGCGTGGTCATCATCGACCGCGACCCGCCCGCGAGCATCACAGGGCTCGGCTCGGGCACGGTCCTGCTCGTCGGAGAGTTCGAGGACGGCTGCTTCGACGACCCCGTGGAGGTCTTTAGCGGCAACGACTTCCAAACCCAGTTCGGCGGGTTCGGCTACAGCTACGATGGGGTGCGAGGGAACAACCCGAGCGCTCGGGCTCGACGCGCCGACAACGCCCTGGTGGACGAATACTGGAATGGAAACGGATTCGTCGCCGCCGCAAACAAGAGGTTCCGCCGGCTCATCGTCACGCGCGTCGACACGACGGTCGGGCAGGTGTCGTTTACTCGGCTCGCCAATGTCGTCGGCAGTAGCGACTTCAACTGGAACCTGGAGCCCGGCTGGTACCTGTCGATCGACCTCGACCAGAACGCGTCCACGGCGACGGTCGCCGACCTCGACAGCGCCGCGGGGACCTCGCCGCAGGTGATGACGGGCGGCGAGCAGATGCAGGTCACGGTGGACTCGGGGACTCCCCTCGCGCAGACGATCACCTTCACGGCGGTGGCCGGGGCGCTGTCGCAGGCCGACCTCATCAACGAGCTGAACGTCCTCTTCGGCGATGCCAGGAC